TCTTATAAGCTTTTGTTTTCTTCTTGTCTGCGACAACTTTTTTGATTGCCGGGTGACAGGTATTCCAAAAGTGATCAAAATATTCTTCCGGGCACTTTGATAATATAGGCGCCCAGGAAAGTTCTATTGGCGTCTCATTAATTAAAAGTGTTTCTTTTTCTTTCTCTCCGAAAGGTAAGCCGACTGCTTTCTCCGTGACAAGCTTGAAAGATAGACTAGGAAATGATTCATGTAACTTTTCCAGAAACTTTTCTTCCATTTTCTATACTTTTTGTAGCTCCTCATGTTCTATATCATAAAATTCATTTGCGTCGCCTTCTCTTTTATCAAACTTGAGGATCACCTCTTCGTCCATTAACTCCAGTACGCGATCTCGGAATCTCTGATCTTCTAACATGTTTTTCCATTTAGAAGGCTGAAATTTTTCTTCTGTATCATCTTCGTATCGGAGAGAATACCATGCTCCACTTTGCTTGAGGTAGTCAGAACTCTTAATAGCTTCAAACCAACTCTCCTCGTCCTGAATTCCTATGTCATCGCCCCAAAGAATCTTAAAGGTAGCTTGCCTACCCTGAGTCCCAAAGCGGCTTTTCTTGAGGGTTGCTTTAAGCTCTGACCCTATTCTAAATCCTCTGTCATCAAGTACATGCGACGCCTTAGCTTTACGTCCTGTAAGCCAGATACGGAGCGAGTAGGAATATATCATAGCCTTACCTCCAGGCGTCGTGTAAGGCTCAACCATGGCTTCTGAAGGACTTCTGGTGATATTTGTTTTAAGTTGGTTGAGAACTAAAAACGTTGACTGGCTGTTCGCAATCGGCACGGTTAATTTTGACATTCCTTTTGCAAGAATTCGAGCCTTAACAGCCATCGAAGACTGCGGATTAAAATCGCCTTCCACATCGCTAATCGCTGGTGTTAAAGCGAGACTGTCCCAAATAAACAACATTTTATTATCGTTGTTACCCAAAAGATCTTCAATCGTCTCGAGAACAAATTCGACATTCTGTGCTTGAACATACAAGATGTTCTTCAAATCACAGCCTGCGCGTTCTAAAAAGCTTGGATCGATAGCAGACTCTGAATCAAAATAAATCACATCGGTGCCCATTTTTTGAGCATTAGCTGCAATTTGAGCCGCCATATAACTTTTACCTGAGGATTCTAAGCCAGCAATTTCGATAACTTTTCCTACCGGTATGCCGGCTAATTGTCCGCGGGAGATAATCGAGTCTAACCAACGAGAGCCGGTTGGAATCCATTCTTTCACTTCTGTAGGGTTGGCCTCAGTCAAATTATGCGCAACGGACATGCCGGCTTTCTTATTAATAAGACCACGCATGTCCGATATAGATAATTTTCCTTCTTTTATTTTATTTTTTGTCCTTCCCATATTTTCCTCTATTTATATATTGTGTGGAGGGCTCCCGGTCGTGTCTAGGAGGAACAAAACGAACAAGGAGCCCCCCTCTATTTAAGTTCTAAGAACTCAATAGATCTTTAAAAGCAGAATCGACTTCGGATACACTTTCCTTAGTATCTCCGTAGACCGTTTCTACAGAGTTTCCTTCCGTCTGCTCTTCACTAGAAAGATATTCGTCAAGCATCGCTCCGACTTCTTCCGGAGTCTTGCGAGTGAACACTTGTTCAAACTCTGGAATGTTATCCAGCATTTCTCGAGAACGCTCTTCGTCCTCAGTAAGAGGTGTGGACTTACGACGTGGAGTGATGGATGTCTGCGGAAAAGAAGCTCCTGCAGGTTTGCCATATCCAATAATAAGGTCAGTACCTTCTTCCGGATCTGTGATGTCTCCATACTCTGGATTGAGTACAAGGCCTAGAAGCTTCTCGTAAGCTGTCTTACCGTAGCCCCACAAGCGGACACCTTTATCCTCCTCTCCTCGAACTACGACAGGAGAAAAGAAGCGGCGGCGGGCCATAAGGTCCTTTGCCATCTTCACGCTGTCTTCAGTGTTCTCATTGAAGAGGTCACGAACAAAACTATCAAGAGGATCATCTTCGCCGAAATTCTTTTTCGGACTAAGGAATCCAGGATTGTTGCCCAAGTTGTAATGAAACCAATAATCCTTGAACGGATCTCCATCAGAGGTTGGTACAATACGAACCGTTTGTTCGCCGTCATTTGGACGCCAGAAAACAGATTCTCCGTTGCCTTTTTGAACTTGGCTAAGTCTATTTTTAATTTTATCTAAATCAATACCCATATTTTTTTTTATCCTTTTTTTGGTTAAAGTCAGAATGACTAATCTCTCATTCTGCTATGTTTATAGTAACACAATTAAACTTTTTTGTCAAGTGTTTTTTTCATAAAGAATCTCAGTCACGTCAGAATTATCTAACAAAAACTCTTTGACTTTGACAAGAGCTTTTGTTTGAAATCGAGGATGTAGTTTCTTTACCTCGTACATAAACTTAATCATCTTTTTTGTCCAACCATCCTTTGCATACTTGGGGTTTGTAGTCAGACGTTCAATGAACTTCCCCAATTTTATAACAGCAGCCTTCTCTAAGGCCCCATCCTTATGTATTAAGAACACCATGTTGATATCCTTTTGTTCTTGAGTCAGGTTGTGGTATTTTCCTATATCAAACCACTGCTGATTTGCTTGTTTTTTGAACTCGTATTTGTTTCCCAGTGAGTCTTTTGCGTCAAACAAGATGTGGTCGTCCCTGATCAGATCGTTCTCAAATAATCTCAGAGCAGAGCGCTCCTTACCTCCCCTGCCGCCCAAGTCGACAGAGATAGCTACCTTTTCATTTATCTTCAACATTTAATTTCTCCACGTCGTCACAAGTTATATCCATTTCTGACCAATGGCCATCTTCAAGAACCTTCACAGATAATATCGGCGGCATAGTTTTGTCATCGACATTTACAATGATACCTATAGGAGATTCACGGTGCGATAATGGATACAGAATTCTCACTAAGTCTCCTTTTTTCATTTTTGTATCTCGAGACTGTGAGCCAGCACATACAAATAATCTTGTTCATAGTCCGTGGAATACACACCGTAGCTAGCTTTAATCTCCTCACTAGTTTGTTCTTTTATCTGTTCTTTAATCTTCTTCAAAAGCTTGCCATCAGATTTTAATTTGTCTTCATTTATAGCATAATAATATCGTATCTCGTCCGCGTTGTCAAGAGGAAAAAATAGTTTTACCTCGTCCTCAGAATTAGAAATACCAATCGTAGAAATTCTAGCTGCCTCGTGAGGTGGAGAAAATGTATCCGAAACAGAATCGATATGACTGTACACATTTATCATATGAAGTGTAGAGGATATCAACTGATAAACCTTGCTATGATATTCCGATAGGGGTACATCATCTAGAAAAGACTCTATAGTTGACATGTCCACAAGAAATATCCTTTCAAACACTCCTGATCGCGCGTATTCCTGCAACACATTGAAGACTACGCGCTCATTCATTTCATTTTTCTCTGGTATATATCCGACGTCTGGTCTGATATACAGTATATTAACTTTGCACTTGGTGCTTTTCAAAGTCTCCAATATTCTCAACGAAGCCCCTGAAATATATTCGGCACCATTGACAACAAATAAAATTTCACCTTGGACATCCTTGAAAAAGTTTTTAAAACTGGGGCATTCCTGTTCGTACTTTTCTGGATCGTTGTACTCGGGCAGTGAGTATATACCATTTTTTTTAAGACCCTTGAGTCCCACGCCGACTTTGTAAATCTTATACTGTTCATAATCAGCGAACTGATCGGCGATGCGACAGCCTGTTTCCCCCAGTCCAATCACTGTTTCCATTTCAATCTCTCCATGCTTCCAAAACTTTTGCCGGCAGATACGTTGACCATAAAATTACCTAGTTCTGTTTCTGAGAATATTTTTTTAATCTCGGGAATCAAATGTTTTTCGCTCTCTACAAAATCAATCACCAGACTATCATGTAGACAAAAGCTTATAGATGATTCCTTATCTTTCAGAAAATTATGTACGTCGATCATTC